ATGGAACGAGGCACCAACACCCAGATAGAGACGATAAATGGGCAGAAGAAGAAATTAGTAGAATAGGTGAAGAACGTTTTAGAAGAGAACACGAATGTGAGTTTATAATATATAACGAAACTTTAATTGATTCTTTATGTTTGGCTAATATGAAGCACACAGACACCTTATATAGAACGGGAGAAGTTCGTTGGTATTCTAGACCCAAAAAAGATAATATGTATGTGGTAACACTGGATCCTTGTGCTGGCACAGGCGGAGATAATTCCGCAATACAAGTAATTGAATTACCATCTATGAAACAAGTTGGAGAATGGTGCCATAATAAAACACCTGTTGAAGGACAAGTTAGAACACTTAGAGAAATTTTAAAAGAAATAGAAACATACGAACCTAGAGAAATTTATTGGACTGTGGAAAATAACACAATCGGTGAAGCGGCTCTTGTGGTAATCAGAGACACAGGAGAAGAAAACTTCCCAGGACAAATGTTACATGATCCTGTGAAAGTTCAAGGCAAACGTGGACGTAAAGGTTTCCATACCAGTGCAAAAACCAAAATGGATGGTTGTATAACATTAAAAAGATTTATAGAACAAAATAAATTAAAAGTATACAGTAAAGCATTTTTAAGAGAATTAAAATGTTTTGTTGCTAGAGGAAATACTTTTGGCGCACAGCCTGGGGAAACAGATGACCTAGTTATGAGTATGGTTATTGCTTGTAGAATGATTAATTTTATTTCAACATTTGAAGATGATATTTTTGATGTTGTAAAACAAAATGTAAGAGGCGAAGGCGAAGATGATTTGTCTAGCGATGATCCTTTAGACGAGTATGATGAACCTATGCCAATTGGACTACTTTAGATAAATACAAGTAGGAGATAAATATATGGCAATAAGTGTAAAAACAGTAGCAGATAAAGTTTTTAATTTATTAAAAGGCTATGGTTACGAAGTTGATACCTTTGATAAAGTAGGCGAAGTAGTAGGTGACCCTGCAGAAGCAATTAGATTTTTTGTTGAAGACCCAAACTTACTTGTAACATTAAACGTACCAAAAGAAGAAATACGTTTAAGTGTAACTGAAAACTCAGGAGACACAGATACATTAAGGTCGCAACTTTCCAATATTGCCAGAGACCATTTAATGACACTGGATTTTAGACTTTTTGGTAAAACATTAAAACCAGCAAGTGATTCTGTGAATGTAGCAAAAGAGAACAGCATGAAAGAAACAAATGAATTAAGAAAACTAGCAGGACTTCCTTTAAACATTGATGAAGCAGATGAAATGGATTCTTTTAGAGGCTCTACAAAAGACGGACACGAATATAGAGCAGTTGCTGATGACCAGGGTTACAGTCAATACTTAAAAGTGTTTTATGGCGACGGCAAGTACTTTAGAATTTATTATGACTCCAACATAGTTGGTGGAAAAGCAGGTGGATATGACCACACTAGTGTAGCACCAGAAACAAATGATCCTAGAGCAGAAGAAGTATTTGCAAATTTACCAGACGACTTTTTTAAAAAATACGGTTCTGAAGGTGAATACGGATTAGAGGATATAATTGATATGATTAAGAAAGAAGACAAAAACGAATCTATCAGCGAAGCAACTTTAGGTTCTTCCTACGGTTCATTAAAAACAAGTTATCAACCATTAGACAATGTAAAACTTGTTGTTAAACATACTAAACCTGTAAATGAAGAAATACGTGGTTCTAGAAGCAGAAACATCAGCAAGATTTTTATTCAAGCAAATGAAGAACGTTTCTTGTTCCCAAGTAAAAATTTACAAGGTGCAAGAGCAATGGCAAGACACATTTACAATGGTGGTGTAATGCATGACGCAATTGGAGAAAGCATTGTACAAATGTGTAAAGATATTAAAACTCTAAGAGAGTTTGTTAGATATGTATCTTCAAAAGGACTTGTTAATGAAGCAAATAATGAATATGTTACACTTGCAAAAGAACATATAGAAAACATTAGAACTACATTCAAGCGAGTTGCTGGTTCTAAATCATATAGTAAAGCAGTTGAAAGTTTAAATGAATATGATAACATTGAAATTGTAAACGAAGTAAACTTAGAAGACCATTTCACAGAAACGCATTTTGATAATAAAGTTGGTAATGCACATGAAACACTCACAAAACTGGTTAATAAAAAATCAGCATTTGAAAGTTACATAATGAATGCTATTGAATCAGAAACATTTGAAGGTGCAAAAGAAGTTATAGAAGAAGAACCGTTAGAGTTTGCAAACCCACACAGCAAATTGGGATATCAAGTAAGTCAATTGAGTACTGTAGTTGGTAATCAAAGACTTGCTAATTACTTAGGTAGCATTGGTAGTAAACTGTCAGACGGCGGAAGTTTAGATCCTATGGAATATAGAGCAGTTAAGGCTTCATTATTGTCTGCACAACAACCTACAAATGTAGCAATGGCAGAAGATTTAGCAGAAAACAAATCAAAAGAATACGAAAAATTTATTGACAGTTTTGTTATTTTTGATAAATAATTTTTAACTACTTGTCAGCAGTAGTATAAAAAGGTTGACAACATGGCACAAAGAAAGTAAACTAGGCACATAGTAAACACAAATTTGTTTACAAACATGGCACAAACATATAAGGAGAAACATTATGGCATCTTTGGCAGAAATTAGAGCAAAACTACAGGCAATGGAAAGTAAAGGTTCCGGAAGCCAATCACAAACAGGCGGCGACAACGCCATTTACCCACATTGGAATATCGACGAAGGCACTTCATGTACTATGAGGTTCTTGCCTGACGAAGATCCTAATAACACATTTTTCTGGGTTGAACGACAAATGATACGTTTGACATTCCCAGGTGTTAAGGGTGGCGATATGAAACCTGTTACTGTACAAGTACCTTGTGCAGAAATGTATGGAGATACATGTCCTGTATTAACTGAGGTTCGTCCTTGGTTTAAAGATTCAAGTCTTGAAGATATGGGCAGAAAGTATTGGAAAAAACGTTCATACATTTTTCAAGGATTTGTAACTGAGAATCCACTCTCAGAAGAAGCACCTGAAAATCCAATCAGGAGATTTGTAATTTCACCTCAAATCTTTAACATTATTAAATCAGCATTGATGGACCCAGACATGGAGAACATGCCAACTGATTATATGAATGGTACAGATTTTAGGGTAACTAAAACAACCAAAGGTCAATACGCAGATTATAGTACGTCTAAATGGGCTCGTAAAGAAAGAGCATTAGATGAAAATGAACTTGCGGCTATTGACTCACATGGTCTTTACAACTTAGCAGACTTTTTACCAAAAAGACCTGGGCAAGAAGAACTTCAAGCAATCGCTGAAATGTTCCAAGCATCAGTTGACGGTGAATTGTATGATGTTGAAAGATGGGGTAACTTCTACAAGCCTTACGGCGTAGATGTTCCTAAAACAGCAACGCAACCAACTACTGCGCCAGCACAAAGTTCAGAACCAACTACACCAGTAGTTACACAGGAGGCAGAGCCAACTGCCCCTCTTTCTGAAGCAGTTGAAACTCAAGCAACTGCGGTGGAATCTAAACCTGAACCAGTAGCAGAAACAGTAGCTCAAGCGGAAACCAGTGGCGAGAAACCGAGTGCAGATGATATTCTGAACATGATTAGAAACCGTAGTTCTTAAGGAGGCTAACATGCAGAAACCATTTGACTTAAACAAATTCAGAACGGGTTTGACTAAAAGCATAAGCGGTATTAGTGCCGGCTTTCATGACCCACAGGATTGGATATCAACTGGTAACTACACTTTAAATTATCTTATAAGTGGGGACTTCAAAAAAGGAGTTCCCCTTGGTAAGGTAAGTGTATTTGCAGGAGAATCTGGTTCGGGCAAAAGTTTTATTTGTTCTGGAAACCTTGTGAAGAATGCACAAGACCAAGGCTGTCAGGTAGTATTATTTGACAGTGAAAACGCACTGGATGAAGATTGGTTACAAGCATTAGATGTTGATACTAGTCCTGAGAAACTTCTCAAAATTAGTGTTAGCATGATTGATGATGTTGCTAAAACAATCAGTGATTTTGTAAAAGACTATAAATCTAACTATGGTGATTTACCGTATGAAGAACAACCTAAAATGTTATTTGTAATTGATAGTTTAGGTATGTTATTAACACCTACAGATGTTGACCAATTTCAAAAAGGTGATATGAAAGGTGATATGGGTAGAAAACCTAAGGCATTAACAGCCTTGGTTAGAAATACAGTTAACCAACTAGCACCACACCCGATTGGGCTAGTAGCAACTAACCATACTTATGCATCGCAAGACATGTTTGATCCTGATGATAAAATATCAGGTGGACAAGGTTTTATCTATGCAAGTAGTATTGTTATTGCAATGAAAAAACTTAAACTTAAAGAAGATGCTGACGGTAATAAAGTATCAACGGTACAAGGAATTCGTGCCGCTTGTAAAGTTATGAAAACTCGTTACAGCAAACCTTTTGAAAGTGTACAAGTTAAAATACCTTATGAAACTGGAATGGACCCATACAGTGGTATGGTTGAAATGCTAGAGACAAAAGGTATACTGGAAAAAGTTGGTAATAAACTATCTTATGTCTCGCCTGTAACAGGTGAAGAGATAAAAGAGTTCAGAAAAGGATGGACTGGCGATAAACTTGAAATAATTATGCAAGAGTTCGGACAAAATCCTAAAAAGGATGCAGAAGCAGATGACGACATAGACGTCAGCGAACTCGATAATTTTAATGAAGAGGAATTAATCGATGAATCCTGATATTTTATTACTAGTTAGTATCTGGGATAGTATGAAACATTACGTTCCTAAGAAAGACCGTATAGAAGCGGCTGAGCATCTTGTCAGAGTATTTGACGAAGAAGCCGACATGGGCAATCTACAAGAAGAAATGGATACATTTGATACTGCTCTTAAAACAGCAGTTGCAAGTCATTTCGGTGTAGATGATTTCGAAGAAGAAGATGATGATTGGGAATACTAATGGCTGGCTGGTATAATTCAGTAGTAGCAGATTTGAGCAAAATTGTTGACTCAATTGAATACTATGAGAAAGAGTTAGAAGAAGCCAAATACGAATGCAGTATAAAAGGCAGTCTGGAGAAATCCAGTTCTGCCTTACCTGGCATAACAGAACATCGTTTTAACCAACTTCAAGAGATTGAAGCAATACTAGAACACCTAAATATTGAATTGCGTAAAGAACGTAGTAGAGTGTTTAGAAAATATCTAGAACATTATAATAGGCAATTATCAAGCAGAGATGCTGAAAAATTTGTTGATAGTGAAGATAGTGTTATTGACCTAACGCACCTTTGCAATCAATATGCATTATTACGAAATAAATATTTAGGTATAATGAAAGGACTCGATACCAAACAATGGCAAATTGGTCACATAACTAGACTAAGAACTGCTGGTATGGAAGATATCGTTATATCATAAATGGTTCATGTTTTTATCAATGGCAGGCTGGCTAAAAAACAAGATGTAATACTTGCATCTGAATTGCTAATTAATGACCATTGCCCAGAATTTAATCATACTGTTGATGTGCATATTGACATTTTAAACAAAGTAGATGATAATTTAGCAGGTTATTGTTGGGGAGATTCAGAGCACATAGAAATTGAACTAGCAAGAAAAAGCAATGATTACACCTATACCAGAGAAGAACTTTTATTAAATTTAACACATGAACTAGTTCATGCAAAACAATTAATTAATAAACAGTTTGAGTTCAAATTTAAAGAATCTTCGAGAAAAAATACTCCCTATAGTCATTTGCCTTGGGAAAAAGAAGCATATGGATTAGAAGATTCTTTGTATAAAAAATATTTTAAAAGGTTGACATAGTATAAAATTTTTAGTAAAATATAAACATTATTTTATTAAGGAGTAATTATGAGCGACCAATTTCAATTCCAATATGATATCAAAGAGTCTTTTGATACTAATTACAGTAAATGGCGTCAATTAAACATTGAAGAAAGATCCGCTTGGAGCGAGCCACAACTTACTGATGATGAAGCATCTGTTCTTTTTGGTAAATTATTTGGACAGTATAAACTACAAGGAACTAAGTAATTATGCCCACCCATGCAATGATTGATATTGAAACTCTGGCTACTACGCCAGAAGCAGTAGTATTAAGTGTGGGTGGCGTAAAATTTAATCCTTATACAAATGAAGAACCACACAGTTTTTTAGACTTTAAATTAGACATTGACGAACAAACTTCAATGAATCGTGATGTTGATAATGGTACTTTAGAATGGTGGGCAAAACAACCTGAACATATTAGAGAGAAAGCCTTTTCAGATGAAGGCAGAACTAGTATAACAGAATTCACAAAATCACTTAATAAATGGCTTGTGGGGTGTGACGAAATTTGGTGTCAAGGCCCACAATTTGATATGGTCATTATTGAGAATCTATATAAAATGCATAATACCCATACAAATTGGGCATATTGGCAAATCAGAGATAGTAGAACTGTATTCAGTATGATGGAAGTTGACCCTAGAAAAGGCGTCCAAGAAGACTTACATAGTGCTGTAGACGATGCAAAATGGCAGGCAAAATGCTTACAAACCTGCTTTTTCATGCTAAACATCAAAAAAGATTAACTTTTTTACCAAAAAAACTGGTAAAAAAGGTTGACTTCCCCCGTAAAAGAAGTATAATAGTATGTATAAGTTAAACAAAACGGGAGTAAAGATGACTAACTTTGTAAAAATTAAGCAAGGCACATACAGGAAGAATACTGTTGATAACATGGTTTTTCCTATTGTTAAGCCTTTAAACATTGGTAAGAAAGGTGCTTTCATTACTGTTGATGGTACTGAAGTCCTTGGCGACCAGTTCAGCAAAATCCGTGTTCTTATTGAAGATCCTACACAGGACCTTGAATATGTAACTCCGGCTGTATATGCCGAGCAACCTAAAATCGACAATACCCCTGCAGAGCAGAAGGAAGAGTCCGATGAGCAAGCCATTGAACGTATTCGTGAAAGGTTTGATATTTTGGACAGAATGACTCATGCAGTTGCAGAAGGTACTGTTAGAGGTATGATTGTAAGTGGCCCTCCAGGAGTTGGTAAGTCTTTTGGTGTAGAAACTGTATTAGAAGATTACGACATGCTTACAGAAGTTGCTGGTAAGCCTAGGAGAACAGAAGTTGTAAAAGGTTCTGTTACACCTATCGGTTTGTTCCAAACACTTTTTAATAATTCAGATAAAGGTAACATCTTAGTATTTGATGACTGTGACTCTGTATTGTTTGATGAAGTATGTTTGAACATGCTTAAGGCTACACTTGACTCAGGTAAGAAGCGATACATTACTTGGAAGTCAGAGTCCAATGCACTTCGTAGAGAAGGTATACCTGATAGGTTTGAGTTCAAAGGTGGTTGTATCTTTATTACTAACGTTGATTTTGAAAATGTTCGTTCTAAAAAGATTAAGGATCACTTAGCGGCTCTTATGTCAAGATGTCATTACTTGGATCTTACAATGAGCTCTGCTAGAGACAAGTTCCTTAGAATCAAGCAGATTGTTAGGGATGGTATGCTTGAAGAATACAAGTTTGGTGAAGAAGGCGATACTGAGATTATTGACTTCATGGTTGAGAACACAGACAAACTTAGAGAGATTAGTTTGCGTATGGTTCTTAAGATTGCAGACCTTAGAAAAATGGATTCTGAGAACTGGAAATCTTTAGCCAAAACTACTTGTATGTCAGGTGTTATCTAAAATAAGTAATACTGCTAACGGTTCCCTGGTGCTCAAACGTTAGTCATCCCCCACACGGAGCACCATAGAAGCCCGGAGTTCTTCCGGGCTTCACCTTTTATATTTTCTTAATAAGTTCTTGACTTTTCCTTTTCTTTGTGTATAATTATAAGTTGTTAATTAACATGGAGAAAGAATGAACGACTTTGACAAAAATTTCCACATTAACATGTCACCATTATATTTCGTATTTGTTTTCATGTTGTTCATGTTATGGGCACAGGAAGCCAACGCAGACGAAATAGAAGAAGTGTTAGTTGTGGGACAACAAGAAGAGGTGTACGAAACTGAGCCAACTACAAGTAGTAGATTGATTAGTTCAATACTCCCTGCTTTTACATACAATCCAGGCGGCTATGGTGGCTTTATTGGATACAATGAAAAAGGCACACAAACAGTTCATACATCAGTTTTTGTAAATGGTATACCATCAAACGAGCCGGGAAGTGGTTGGTATAACTTTGGGCATGACATTGTATCAGGTGAACGTATTAAAGTTATTTCAGGAGCAAATGGTGTATTGTACGGTTCAGGAAGTATTGCAGGAACAGTATTAATACAAGACACTATTGATTCAGGAATGACTATTAGACTAGAAGATGAAATTAATTATATTAGAGTTGCTCCTATAGACCAAATTCAATTCGTAAGATTAGAAGATGGCATGGATAGTGTTCGTAATGATAATGATGAAGAAGACAATTACGAATTTAGTCAATTCAAAACAATAATTGATGCTGGCGACTGGACGTTGGTCGGTAAGTATGCAGATTACACATATGACTATGATAATTGCTATGACGCAGTTGATTTTAGTGTTAGTAATGATTGTGTTGAAGACGGTGAACGTTACAATGTATCGATTAGAAACAAATACCTAACTATAGGTAGAAGTTATGTGAACAGTAATTATTTTACAAAAGATGTTGAAACATACACAAATGAAAGTTATACAGATTATTTAAGAGTTGCTGATACTAGACAACTTAGTAATAAGTTATCCATAGATTATGGAATGGATGCTGAAAAGTTGTATTACAAAACTACATCAAGTGCTGGTGAAAAGATTTACGAAGATGAAAATTTTGGATTGTTTTTTCAAGCAAATGCAAGTTTTGTTTTAGATTATAACTTTGGAGTTAGACTAGGTAATGACAAACAAAATGCTCTTAGACTAGGAATGTCTAAAGGACAATTCTTTTTGAATGTGGGAAATAGTTTTAGAAAACCTACATTGTATGAGTTGTTTGGAGATAACTTTGTATTAGCAAATCCAGATTTGAAACCTGAAGAAGGTATTGGATATGAAATTGGTTACGGTGTTTTATCTTTGTATCGATTTGAATTTGATGAAACAATAGAATATCAAGACGGTTTTGTGATGGGAGATGTTTTTGTAAATCCTCAATACTTTAATGCAGGAGATTATGTTACACAAGGTATAAAATTTAATCAAGTATTTGGTCCTGTTAGAATTTTACTAATGTACAATGACACAGACCAACCAAGAGCACCAAAGTACTCAAGTACTATCGATTGGAGACAAACGTTCAAAGACATAGACTTTAGACTTAGATATGCAATTAACCTTGATAGATTACCAAGTGAATTTGATGTGTTACCAGAAGGTGAAACACACTTAGAAGATTTACAAAAATTGGATTTTTATATCACAAAGAAATGGGATAAATTTACGTTAGCATTTAAAGTAGAAAACGTAACTAACGAAGTTGTAGAAGTAGTACCGTTTTATGAAAATGAAGGTAGAGAATTTTACTTGACATTTGATTATAACTGGTAGTACAATATAACAAAGGAAAATACATGGCAAAATGTGTCTTAGAAATACGTGATGAAGTAAATGTAAAGTTTGTTGGTCTTGATGTAAAAACAAGACGCAAGATATCTGAAGCAGTTAAATTCTTCTTACCGTATGCATATCATATGCCTGCATATAAATTAGGCAGGTGGGATGGTTGTGTTCGATTCTGTGATATAGGCGGAAGAACATATATGAATCTGCTTGACAAGTTATTGCCTATTGTACAAGAAGCAGGATATGATGTTGAAGTACAAGACAATCGTAATGTTTGGTCATTTGATTTTGAAGAAATCGAGCAAACACGATATGATAACATTGCATGGCCCAAAGGTCATCCTGCTGAAGGAGAACCTATTATCCTGAGGGATTATCAAGTTGATGTAATCAACAACTTTTTAAAGAACCCCCAAAGTCTGCAAGAGGTGGCTACAGGTGCCGGTAAGACGCTCATAACAGCCGCCTTAAGCGATTTATGTGAGCCATATGGTAGAAGTATAGTAATTGTTCCAAATAAAGATTTAGTATTACAAACAGAAAGAGACTATAAAAATTTAGGACTTGATGTTGGTGTATTGTTCGGAGATAGAAAGGAATATGATAAAACTCATACCATATGTACTTGGCAAAGTTTAGCAATACTAGAAAAGAAAAGTAAAAAATATGAAGCAGATTTTCCTATTGATGACTTCTTAGATGGTGTTGTATGTATTATGGTAGATGAAGTACATAAAGCAAAAGCAGATGTATTGAGAAACCTACTAGGAGGACCTTTTAGGAATGTTCCTGTACGTTGGGGATTAACTGGAACAATACCCAAAGACGAACATGAAGCAGTAGGTTGTATTTGTTCTATTGGTCCAGTTATAGGAAATTTAAGTAGTAAAGAGTTGCAAGAAAAAGGTGTTCTTGCAAATCTAGACATAAACATTTTACAGTTACAAGATGGTGTATTAGGCTTTAATAATTATGCTCAAGAGTTAAAGTGGCTTGTGACTGATAAAGACAGGGTATCTGAAATTAGTAGTATTATTAGTAGTATCAGTGGCTCTGGAAATACCCTTGTATTAATTGACAGAATTGCAACAGGAGAGTTATTATCTGATATGCACCCGGATTGGGTTTTCATAAGCGGAGATATGAAAGTGGCAGACAGGCAAAAGGAGTATAGAGAAATAAGTGAATTAAACAATAAAGTAATTGTTGCAACATATGGTGTTGCCGCAGTTGGAATCAACATACCAAGAATTTTTAATTTGGTATTAATTGAACCTGGTAAAAGTTTTGTTCGTGTAATACAAAGTATTGGAAGAGGTATTCGTAAAGCCGAAGACAAAGACTATCTAAATGTTATAGACATTACGAGTAATTTAAAATATAGTAAAAGACACTTGACTAAAAGAAAAGCATTTTATAAAGAGCAAGGTTTTCCTTTCCAGGTGACAAAAGTGGAGTATAAATGAAAATATTAACAGTAGATAATGAAGTTTACGAAATAGACCATGTACCTGATGAAATAGATGACATACGATTTTGTGTGTTTGACACCACAGAAGGTGATTTCATGGATTATTATTTTTTGCCATTGATTTTTTTAGAAAGTTTTTATGCACCTGCAATATGTTTGCAGATAGGTGGTAAAACAATACAAATGCCAATGGATTGGAGTATAGCAATTACAGATGAAGATTTAAGTGGTATAGAAGTAATACCTTTAACAAGTTTAAACAATAGAGGATTTTTAACTGCAACATTAAATCCTCTAGGAAGAAAATTAATTGAATGTGAGGAAATAAAAATCACTAACATTTATCAAGATGTAAAATGGTTTTTTCCAAAACTAAAAAACGGTCACATGTTAGTTGCACCTTTAGAAAATAAACCAAATCCTAAGTGTGCATTTTTTGTGAAAGAAGCAAATAAAATTCCAAATGAAATTGATGTTGCTCATTTGCTAGACTAGGAGGAAATTATGGCAAAGTATAGATATAGAATAGATGGTGGCAGATATGGAGGCGAATGTGCTATGGGCACAGTTTCAGAAGAGTTTGCACAATATTGGGCACCTAAAATAGAAGAAGATGGCGCACATAGTTGTGGTTTCATTGACCATGTGTTGGCACTTGCAGACTGGGACGATGATGTCGGATTAGATTCTGATTCACCTGACATTTTTGAAGATGGCAATGAAACAGAAGGATGGTATGCTATAGATGATAAAGAGCATATCAATGCCGCATTTGCAGATGGAGGGTTTGTTGTAACTCCTGTACCAACTGATGGCTCAGATGACTGGGGCGGAGATTGGGAAAATGAAATGAGTGCAGAAGCACATTGGCTCAAAGGCAGAGAAGGTGCATACATTAGTACTGATGCTAGTGGTGAAACACCAGAAGGCTGTACTCCTGTTATGATTTTTATGAGTGTGGAGAAAGGTGGCTTTGCAAGTTGGTTCATAGACACTGATGAAGAGTTCGACGAAAAGAAACTTGTTATGACAGTGAACGAAACTCACATGGGAGAGTTTGTAGAGGATTTAGCATACGACAAAGTTTGGTTAGAAGCCAACTATGATTACAATGACACAATGGGTAAAAGTTACGAAGCCGCTATA